AATATTTTGACCGACAATTTGGCAGTTTTCACAGAGAATTATTTCAAGAATTAAAATATATGCTGGACAATACGGGGTTGATTGAGGCTTTTGGATTGCCAAGGGAACACGGCAAAAGCACAATCAACTCTTTCCTATTCCCGTTATATTCAACTCTTTACGGAAAATCACAGTTCACGCTCATAATATCTGCAACCGAGCAGATCGCCCTGCCTTTTCTTGATATGATAAAGGACGAGTTAGAAAATAATCAGTTACTAATAGAGGATTTCGGTATCTATAAGGGCAGTCGTTGGAACAACAATGAAATCTGGATTAGAAGCAGAAGCGGCATAGATGCCTGTATAATGATCCGGGGGATAGATGGTTCTCTTAGGGGTATCCACTTTAAACACCATCGGCCACAGCTTGTTCTATTGGACGATCTTCTAAAGGATGATACCGCAAAGTCAGAAGCGAAGAGGGAACAGGTTAAAAATACTTTCACAGATGTTGTAATTCCCATAGGAACCAGAGACACCAATATACTGGTGGTTGGAACAATACTAAACGAAGAAGATCTGATGGCCGATTTGTTAAAAGGTAAGATTCCGGGAGTACGCAGCATTAAGAAAGCATCAATTATAAATTGGTCTGCAAGAGATGACCTCTGGGCTGAGTGGGAATCAAAATATAATAATCTTCAGGACTTGGATAGAATTGAAACTGCCAAGTCTTTTTTTTATGCTAATCAGGATGAAATGCTGGAAGGTACGGAAATACTGTGGTCTGATTATCTTGATTATTATTATCTAATGTGCAAGAAGCAGGCTATGGGCGATAAGTCCTTTTATAAGGAAATGCAGAATGATCCCCGAAGCACAGATGATTACATATTCCAAAACCTATCCTTCTGGGATAGATTACCGGACTTTGAAGAATTGGAAATGGCTATGTACATTGATCCGGCAATAAAAGCGGCAAAAAGAAATGATTATTCGGCTATTACAATTCTTGGTCAGCATAAGAAAACAAGCCAGATGTATGTTATAGATGGCAGTATACATAAACTCCTGCCTGATGATCTGTTCCAGGTAGCAATTGAAAAGTTGCAGCTATTTCCGGTTGATAAGATAGGCTTTGAAGCTACCCAGGCTCAGTCATATATGAAGCAGAAATTTGAAGAGCAATTATGGCAGAATAAAATATATACTCCGGTTGATGAAGTGGTCGCTAAAGGCCAGAAACATGAGAGAATTATTACCCTCGAACCGGATATTAAAAAAGGACACATCATGTTCAGCTCTGCCAATATAGGATACAATAACCAGTTAAAGGATTATAATAAAGGTGCAAAACATGATGATGCACCGGATAGTCTTTATGGGGCTGTACAGTTGGTTCAGGGGGTACAGAGAATTAGGTTCTACGACAGAAGCTTGTTGTTTTAATATAAAAAATCGGTCTTATCTTTTGGGCTACTTTGAAACGTCGTGTTTATGGGATTTATCATCATGTAAGGCAGATATATTTACAGAGATATGTTGAAGAGTTCTGTTTTAGGTATAATAATCGGAATGGGAATATGTTTGATATGGTTTTGAGACAAGGGATTAAGTAATAAAATGAGAAGGAGAACAGCCGCAACTGCCCTCCTAACACGTGCTTACTTACCTATGTAAAGCATCAAACTCCATATGCTTGCGATTGCTCCCAAGACATATAAAGTTGTCAACCCATATGAAAGTTGTTTCATAAAATCACCTCATGATTGCAGAATAAAATATTGGAGAGTATGATCCTGAACCAGGGCGAAATTAACCACGTAAAATAATATTAGCATATTTTGTAGGATTGTTGCAGGAATTTCCTCTAATCTGTCTAATAATGGTATTGGATGGATTGGAGGAATGGAAATGGCAAAAACTTTAATATTTGTTGATTTAGATAATATTTATAGAGGTCTATTACAACATTACGGTGTAGAAATGCTAAATCAGAATCCAAATTTATTTGATAAAGTAAGACAAATTGAGAAAAATAAAGAAAATGATATTTTAAATATTTATTCTTATGCTGATTATAGTAAAATCGGAGTTAATACAATACAACAGAAACTACAAATGGATGGGATTATCCCTGTGTTTGTTACAGGTGCATATAAAGATTTTGGAAGGAAAAATGCTTCGGATATTAAATTGGTTGTTGATGTTGTAGATAAATATTATATTTATAAGGATTCTGTAGATAATTTTGTAATTGTGTCTGCTGATTCAGATATGACTCCTATTATTCAATTTCTTAAAGAAAAAGAAAAGAATATATCATTATACTTAATAGATAAACAAGCCAATAATGGATTTTTAGAAAAATTCTTAAGTAAAGATAATATATTTAAAATTGAAGATATTCTTTCTCTTGAAATACCTAAAGAATTAAATGAGGATGAAGTTAAAGTATTTTTGCAAAATACAATTGAATATATTATTCAAAGAGAACAATATAATATTAAAGCTAATCGATCCCGAGTTCATCAAACTCTTGATGGAGTAAAATGGAATCAACTAAGATATGTTAATATAAATGGAAAGAGATTATGTGAGAAAACATTTTTTCAAATAATTACCTATGGAGAAAAAGCAGGTTATTTTACCCTCCAAGGTAAATATAAGGAAATAGTCTTGAATCAAAATCATCCTGACATTGTTAAAATTTTACCAAATAATTGACTAATTATTTAGCCATATCATATAATATAAATACGATAACTGATTTATTTATACTGATTTCTTATTTACTGATTTCTTATTTACTGATTTTTGAAAAGACCTCTTGGTAGAGGTCTTTTCTCTACCCAATTTCCCGTGTATGAGGGGATATACCGAACATATAGCCTGTACCAAAGAGGTATGGGCTATTTTTATGCCCATTTTTAAAAAGGAAGTGATACTTTGCAAATAAACGAAACCCTTATAAACCAATGCTTGGCAGAGTTGAACAGAAACTCCAGCGCCAAGCAGAAATACATAGATTATTACGAAGGCCACCACGGCATTTTAAAGAATTATGATATGCAGGACAGCAGAAGCAATCGGAAATTGATCTTTAATTTCCCACGGAAATTCATAGATAACGAAACAGGCTACCTTCTGGGCAAGCCTGTTAATTTTATATCCAAATCTGATGACAAGGATATTATTGACTGCATCGATAGAAACACCAGCCATTGGGACAAGGAGCATAATATAAACCTTCGTAAGCAAAGCGAAATTTATGGGGAGAGCTATGAGCTAAATTATATCAATACTGAAGGAGAGTTCTCTGCAACCGTCCTAACTCCGCTGGAATGTTATGTTCTTGAAGATGGTACTTCTGAGAGGAATACCCTGCTGGCGATTCACAAATTCAAGAAAAGGTTCGATGATACCGCATATCTCGATGTATATACAGGTTCTGATATCCTGCACTATAAAATAATGGGCGGAGAACTTCAGCTAATTGGAAGCCATAGTCATATCTTCAGCAGAGTACCGGTTACTGTCTGCCCTGCAAATAGCGAGCGTAAAAGCGGATTCGAAGATGTAGTCAGTTTGTTTGATGCATATAACGCCTTAAATTCAGACTTAGTTAATGAAATTGCTGACCACAGGAATGCTTACCTTATTATTGAGAATGCCAAGATTGAGGAAGAGGACTTACTCAAAATGAAATCTATGGGCATCATCCAGGTGCCAAAGGGTGGGGCAGTAAAATGGCTCACCAAGGACATTAATGATTCCTTCGTGAAAAATGAGCTGGAGAATATTGAGCGTAAAATCTATGACATGATGGATCAGGTGAACTTCAATGAAAATTGGGCTTCAAACACATCCTCCCTGGCTTTACGCAATAAACTGCTGAACCTTGAAAACCGGGTAGCCATGCGAGAAGCCTTTATGGAAAAGGTGATTAAGGAAAGACTGAAGAATCTGTTCACCTTTGTTGCCAAAAAAGAAGGCCGGGTCTTTGATTATAGAGATGTAGCAGTTAAGTTTACCCGTAATCTACCTACCGATTTGGTCGGTTTGGCCGATGTAATAGTAAAACTTAAAGAGGTATGCTCCCAGGAGACATTACTCACAATCCTGCCATTTATCGAAAATCCCAAAATTGAACTGGATAAGTTTCATGCTGAACAGCAAAGAAATAATGCCACATCAGATAGCAATTCTACAATCCAGAACTAAGTTATTATTTAACAACAAAATATAGGCGATTTAAGCCCTTGTTTTGATTGAGGTAGGGTAAATATACCACCTCTGCTTTTTAACGGCCTTATATCGCAAATTTAAAAATTAGAAATTGAAATAAAATATGCCAATAACGCAGTAATATTGGGAATTATAGCTCCTTTGGCTTATAAATTAATTTGCCCGTTTTTAAGGGGGATAGGAGGTGCAGTATACCTGGCAAGAATAAGTAATTCGCAAAAAGAAGAAATGATCTTCTGGATCAACAGTGAGGGGAATATTCAATACCATCCAAAATGCGAAAGATGCAAGCATGAATGTAAACAATCGTTCAGATGCAAAGAAGTCATTTGTCCTCGCTATGAGAGAAGATAAAAATATGTCCTGAGCATGACTTTAAACTGCTCAATAAGCGTTTCTGGTTCGAATGAGTCAGGAGGGCAAATTTGAGAGGAGAATATATATGAATTTTGAGGAAGTAAAAAAGTATATCGATGAAAACAAGGGCGACAAGGAACTGGCAGCATATCTTCAGGGCTTAATGGGTGTTGAAGGGATGCAAAAGTATCTTGCTGAAAATGAGGATGGCAGAAGGTGGCTGGATGCTGAAAAGGATAAGCATCTCGACAAAGGCTTAAAAACCTGGAAGGACAACAATCTGCAAAAGGAAATTGACAAAAAGATTAATAAGCTATATCCGGAGGAATCTGAGGAAAAGAAGCAGCTACGAGAACTTAATGCCAAGATTGAAAAAATGGAGACTGAAAAGCAAAGGGAAGTCTTGAAGAATAAGGCTTTGACCATTGCTGCCGAAAAGAAGCTTCCTATTACTAATATAGTTGATTTGTTTATTTCAGATAATGAAGAAGCCACTATTTCCAACATTGGCAGGTTCGAAGAGATATATTCTGCATCAGTACAGACTGCGGTTGAGGAAAGATTGAAGTCAACCGGCTATACCCCACCTAACAATACTAATCAGAATAATCAACCTAAAAACCTGAATGATGCTTTAAAGGACTATTACTCAAAGCAATAATAATGCGTAAATTGAAAGGAGAATGATTTATATATGGCGATAACACTAGCACAGGCAAAATTAAACACCCAGGATGATATTCAGGCAGGGGTAATTGATGAATTCAGGAAGAGTTCATTTATATTAGACAACATCACCTTTGATGATGCTGTAACCCCAGGAACCAATGGAGCAACTCTCACCTATGGATATACGAGGCTTATAACTCAGCCAACAGCTGCATTTAGGGCAATAAATAATGAATATACTGCCCAAGAAGTAACCAAAGACAGATACACAGTTGAACTAAAGCCTTTTGGTGGTTCCTTTGCAATAGATAGGATAGTTGCAAATACTGGAGGTCTAGTAGATGAAGTGAATCTCCAAGTCCAACAGAAGGTCAAAGCAGCCAGGGCATTATTCCACGACACATTTATCAATGGCGACTCAGCTGTGGATGCCAATTCATTTGATGGATTAAACAAAGCAATCACCGGTTCTAGCACTGAGTATCATGCCGCTGCTTCCATTGATCTTTCAACTTCTGCGGCACTGGACACCAATTACAAGCAATTCTTGGATTTGCTTGACGAATTCCTATCCAGTCTTGATGGTATACCTACATTTCTGGGCGGGAATTCAAAGCTCATTACCAAAATTAAAGCTGTAGCCAGAAGAGCCGGATATCTCACTCAAAGTGAGGATGCTTTTGGCAAGAAAGTAGATGCATATGATGGAATTGTCCTGGTTGACCTGGGTGCAAGGGTAGGAAGCAATAATCCGGTCGTATCAATTGTTGATACCAGGAAACCTAATGGTACCGATACTGTCACAGGATTGACTGATCTGTATGCCGCAAGATTGGCGTTGGATGGCTTCCATGCCGTATCCCTTGCCAATCAGGAACTAGTCAAAATATGGTTGCCTGACTTTACTACTTCCGGAGCAGTAAAGAATGGGGAAGTAGAAATGGTGGCTGCTGTGGCATTAAAGGCAACTAAGAGTGCTGGAGTATTCAGGAATATAAAAGTAGCTTAACGGAGGTAATTGCATGGCGAAGATATACTGTAACAATAACCAATATAACGGTATATCCGCAGGTGTAAACTTCGTAAATGGGGTGGGGGATAGCAATATCCCTCACCTTCTTTCTTGGTTTAGCGAAAACGGATACACCATAATTGAAGATTCAAGAGAACCAGGGGATTATGACGCGATGAATTACAAAGATTTAGTTGAACTAGCCAAACAGCGTGGATTCAATGCAATCGGATATAAGAAAGAGCAACTTATCCAATCCTTAATGGCATTGGATATCCAAAATGAGAATGAAGCGGAGGAGTAGCTTATGCTGGAAGTCGTAAAAATGTTACTTGGTATTGATACGGCTGATACTTCAAAGGATGGAATCCTTAATCATTTTATTACCCAAGCATTAAAGGTAGCTCTGGGCTACTGCAATGTGACGGAATTACCGGCAGAATATGATGACACCATTGCTGATTTAGCTGCTTACTTCTATAACAATAGAGACAGTGTAGGTTACAAGCAAAAAGTGCAGGGTGAAAGAAGTGTTACCTTTGAGGACGGGGGTATTCCGGAGTATATTAAATCAGCTTTGCCGGTTCCCAAAATTAAGGTAGGGTATTAAATATGTTCAATGATACAACGATTGAAATAATGCAAAGTCCAGATGCAGTTCCAATCAAAACAATCTATGCTGACGTTCAGCCGTATTCAGCCAAAGTCACCTTCGATTATGGGATAACGCTGGAAATATCCAAAAGAGCTTTCTGTGATGTTGATGAGGAAATTAGTAACGAAGCATATTTCAGGATTGATAACATTTATTACAAAGTTCTGAACGTCAAGGGCTGGAGTGACCACATGGAAGTTCTCCTTTACCAGTGCAAAAGGATGGTGGGTTAATGGAGAGATCTATAGATGAAATGATTGACTTCTTCCTGTTTGAAAAGGGAGAGGATGTGCTAGTTAATAATATTGGCAATACGGCAGTAATAATTGATGCAACCGATAGAATTAATATAGATGCCGATAAAATCATCCATACCAAGGTGGAAATAAAGACAGGGGACATTGTTGAGTATAATAGCCGAAAATACATAATTACTAGCCAGATTGATAAAGACCCAAATTCTTACTGCGGTCGGATTAAGCAATGCAATTATAGAATAGCTTTCAACTTCACTGGTAACGTAAAGTGGTTTGATGCCTTGATAGAAACCAAAGTCATGGATATTGATACCAATCAATATATGAGTCTTGCGACTGGAACTATAAAGGTCAGCTTGCAGGACAACGCTGATTCACGAGATATATCAATCGGCGGTAGGTTTATCAATACAGGCAGAGCATGGCAGGTTAACGGGATTGACAAAGCAAGCCTTGGATTGATCATACTGACCTGCGAATTGGTGGCAACAGAATCAAGTGATGACTTGGATTCTGGAATTGCCAACCGATGGCAGTATGAGACCACTCACACATATGTTTTAACCATTGATAACGGTGCTTCTATGAATGTGCCGCTAAATGACACCGCTCAGTTAATTATTTCTGTCACAGACAATGGAACATCGATGAACCCGCTCCCAGCGTTGACATATATGTCTTCAGATTCAAGCGTGGTAGCAGTTGATAATACCGGCAAAATGATGGGGATAAATGTTGGTACAGCCGTGGTTACCTGTGAAATGACCTATGAAAATACAGTTAAAGATACTATAGATATTACGGTAGTAGAAATTATCAACCATACATACACAATTACCATCACCGGAAGTACAACCATTAAAATTGGGCAGAGCCAGAGCTATGTTGCTCATTTTTATGATAACGGCACTGAAGTTTTCGATAAGTCGGCGGTATGGAGTATTAGGAATCAAGATGGGACTACTTCGCCAGCCTATGCCACGATTACCTCAAGCACGGGAAATGGTGCAACTATTAAAGCTAATAGCAGCAGTTCATATGTAAATAAATATGTTGTTCTAAAAGCAACACTGTCGGATGATGAGACCGTATTTAAAGAGTTTTCAGTACAATTAAAATCGTTATTCTAAAAGCAATGGCGGGCTTCATGCTCGCTTTTATATATTTCGAGAGGAGGAATCTTTATTAGTAAATCGCCAAGTGTAGAATATTTACTCAGTGTTCATTATCTCAAGAAATTGAGACTTGAGGGGTTCATAACATACGAGCAGTATGATGAAATAGATAAATTGAACAGAACATCATTTTTAAGGGGAACTGGGCTAAAAACAGCCTAGCTCCCTTTTTTACTTTACTTATTGCACTAGTAATTATATGGTGTGTGTACCCAAATGCTATATTTGAGAGAGGGGATTTAATGGCAAATATAAATATATCCAAGAAGGTTCAAGTTCTACAACCAGTTCAAAAGCTGGTGCTCGAAGAAGATGAGAATAAATCCAATATAAAGAAAGTTTGTGCTTATTGCAGAGTAAGTTCAGATTCAAATGAACAAATGGAAAGCTACAATGCCCAGGTCAGCGAATACACTAAGACAATTACAGATAATCCAGATTGGGAGTTAGTCGATATTTATGCCGATGCCGGAATCAGCGGTACAAATGTTAAGCATAGACTAGCTTTTAACCGGATGATTAGGGATTGTGAAAATGGTAAGATCGACCTTATAATTACAAAATCCATTTCAAGGTTTGCCCGAAATACTGTAGATTGTCTAAAGCATGTTAGAGATCTTAAAAATATCGGAGTAGAGGTGTTCTTCGAGAAAGAAAATATTTATTCCTTTGATTCGAAGATGGAGTTGGTTTTAACCATGCTGAGTTCTATCGCGCAAGAAGAGAGCCGCAATATTTCTGAAAATACTAAGTGGGGACTTCGAAAACGCTTTAGGGATGGGGTTACGGTCTGCAATACTAAGAGGTTTCTCGGTTATGATAAAGATAAAAATGGCAATCTTGTTATTAATGAAGAGCAAGCTAAGATTGTGAGAAGGATTTTCAGAGAATACCTTGATGGCAAAGGGTATGCAGCAATTGCAAGAGGGCTTGAAGCGGATGGAATAATAACTATTGCAGGGAAAGCAAAATGGTGGGATTCAACCATCAGAGGTGTTTTAGAAAATGAAAAATATTATGGGGAACTTCTACTGCAAAAGACTGTGACAGTTGATTATCTGACCAAGAAGAGAGTTAACAATGATAACCTGGAGCCAATGTACAGAATTGATAATAACCACGATCCAATCATTTCAAAGGAAATGTTTGATCTTGTACAACAGGAGAGAAAGAGACGCTTTGAAATAACAAGGGGTAGAAATGAGGACAGAAGAAAATACAGCAATAAATATGGCTTCAGTGGAAAACTCTACTGTGAAAAATGTGGAAAGACCTTAAAACGCAGACATTGGAATGTCGGCACGAAATCTGAAAAAATAGTATGGCAATGCAACAGTTATATTCGAGGGGTAAAGAATTGTTCTGAAAAAGCAGTTGACGATTTAACATTAAAAAGAGCCTTTGTCCAACTGTACAATGATATGGTTGTTGATAAAGGCTCTTTTTTTAAGATTTTCTTGGAGAATATCAATAAGGTCATAAGTAAGGAATCAAAGGTTTTAGAAATAAATAAAATCACAGAAAGCATAGGGTTGTTGGAGCAGGACTTAAGCGAGTTGGTACAGTTGAAGCTCCGTAAGCAAATTGAGGATAAATATTACAATAAGGAATACGAAAGAATAACCCTTGAACTTGAAAAAGTGAGTGCCAAAAAAGATCGCCTTGAAATGCAACACCTTGATGATGTTAAATATAAAGATAAGCTTTCTGCGATAAGCAAAATAGTTGACAACGGTGATGAACCTTTGACAGAGTTCGATGATGACCTATTTGTAGCTCTGATTGATAAGGTTATAATAAAATCACCGAACCATTTTATATTCATACTTGAAATCACCCATTTACGAGCTGATAAAGCGCAATTAGCTTTTCGTTAGCTTTGCA